CCATCAGGCCGACTACTGCATCAAGCTGGTGCAGGAGATGCCGTTCTCCTCGGAGAGCGACCATGAGGAGACCTATGAGGAGGCGGACGACGATGCCCCGATCATTTACGACGTCGAGGTATTTCCGAACCTGTTCCTTGTAAACTGGAAGGTCCGTGGATCCGACAAGATCCAGAGGATGATCAACCCGACTCCGAACGAGATCTCTGATCTTGTGGAGCGGAAGCTCGTCGGGTTCAATAACCGTCGGTACGACAACCATATCCTCTACGGTCGCATCCTGGGTTACTCGAACATCCAGCTCTACCACCTCTCTCGTAAGATCATCAACAACCTTATCAAGGAGGGATTCCGAGAGGCCTACAACCTGTCCTATACCGATATCTACGACTTCGCCGCCAAGAAGCAATCCCTCAAGAAGTGGGAGATTGAGCTGGGTATCCACCACAAGGAGCTCGGTCTTCCCTGGGATGAACCGGTGCCGGAGGAGATGTGGGAAGAGGTCGCCGCATATTGCGACAACGACGTCATCGCCACAGAGAAGGTATGGGACCATCTGGAGGCGGACTGGGAGGCTCGTCAGATCCTCGCTGCGATCGCTGGTCTTCCAGTCAACTCCAGCACCAACAAGCTGACCACTCAGATCATATTCCAGGGTCAGCGGGACACTCAGAAGTACTTGCAGTACACGGACCTGTCGGAGATGTTCCCCGGATACAAGTACGAGTACGGCAAGTCAACATATCGTGGTGAGGAGGTCGGTGAGGGCGGCTACGTCAGCTCCGAGCCCGGATACCACGAGAACGTGGCCCTGCTGGACATCGCGTCGATGCATCCGACATCGATCGAGATCCTCCAGCTGTTCGGGCCCTACACCAAGAGGTACAGCGAGCTCAAGAAGGCTCGTATCCTGATCAAGCACAAGGAACTCGACGGGGCTCGAAAGATCCTGAATGGGGCGCTGGCTCCATATCTGGACGACGACTCGAACCTAGACGCTCTGGCCTATGCGCTGAAGATCGCACTGAATTCGACGTACGGACTCACCGCCGCCAAATTCGACAACCCACTCCGAGACCCCCGGAACGTGGATAACATCGTCGCCAAGCGCGGCGCGTTGTTCATGGTTGACCTGAAGCATTTCGTTCAGGAGAAAGGATACACCGTTGCGCACATCAAGACAGACTCGATCAAGATCCCGAACGCCGACGATCGCATCATTTCGGAGGTCTTCGAGTTTGGGAAGAAGTACGGCTACACATTCGAGCACGAAGCGACCTACGATCGTATGCTGCTCGTCAACGACGCCGTCTATATCGCACATGACAAAGAAGGTTGGCACGCAACTGGCAAGCAGTTCCAAGAACCTGTTGTCTACAAGACTCTCTTCACCGGAGATCCTCTGGCTCTAGAAGATGTCGCCCAGACACGATCGGTTACTACACGAATGCTGCTTGAATTCGGCGAGAATGACCGCAAATTCGTCGGACGAGTTGGGCGCTTCATTCCTGTTAACCCAGACACTCCCGGGGCCGGGCGACTTGTACGAGAGAATCATCGAGTGGACAGCGAGGGTAATGAGGTTATTTCGTACGGCGATGTCGGAGGTTGCAAGGGGTATCTCTGGCTTGATTACGAAGACGCCGGAGACGACTGGCGAGATAAACTGGATAGTCGATACGGAAGGGAACTCGTGGACGCTGCCCGAGGGCAAATTCAGAAGTATACGGACGTCGATACCTTCCTAGCGGCATGAATCGCGAGAAGGGCAGGGCATATAATGAGACCCCTCCAGAAAGGTACTGCCATGTCCTGCCCCTCCCTCGCCCGCCAGTACGTCCTCACTAACCTTGCTGAGATGGGTGTTGGCTTCGCCATAGCTACGTTCGCCTACTACGCGACACGTGACTACTGCGACCAGCACCACCTCTCAGCGACGAAAGAGGACATGCTCGCCATGGCCAAGAACATCTGCGACACATTCAAGACCAACTGAACAACCTCACACCTAGAACCCAACCCGGGTTCTAGGTTTCTCGATAGAAAGGAACGAACCAATGCTCTCTTCTGTTTACGACGGCGGCCAGACCGCTAACGATATCCTTGTCGGCTACACCAGCTACCTTCGGGACGAAGTGGCGAACCTGAAGGACGACGAGATCAAGGAGCTCATCGATAAGCTCGAGTGCTGTGACCGCAGTAGCTATGGTCACTACCGTCGCCAGACAGTCCAGAACCTCCTCGATATCTGCCGTACCGAGCTGGACGATCGGGACCTCGTACGCTGCCTCGTAGAGGCGGGGGGTTCTCGCCCGCGCAAACACCACTCGGGGGTCTCTGATGAGTGATAATTCCACCGAGCTCTCAGAGCTTGCGACGGTCCGTCTTATTCATGGCAGCCAAGTAGCCATCGAGTCATTTCTGTCGTCTCTTCCGTCGATGATCGAGAAGACCACGGACAGTGAGCTCTGGTCGTTCATCTGCAAGGTCGACCTCCTTCAAGAAGAGCTCGGTGACCTGCTGAATCCTTCGCAGGAGGACTGGATCAAGAGGCTCTACGATATTCTCATAGAAGAGTGGGACGCCCGGTGGCTCCTCATGCGCCTCCACGACCACGGAATCATCCGCCTAGAGAGGAGGCCATGAAGTACGATCTTTATTCGCCTCCTTATATCGTCGATCAAGTTCTATCTCAAGACTACTACCCCATAGAAAGGAACACGACATGGCAGTCAACACTTACACTATCAAGAACGCCCGACTTCTCTTCCGCAACTTCGCTGGCGAGAAAGACCGCTTCGGAAACACGGCTCGCACCTTCTGCGTCATCCTCCCTGACGATGCCGTCGACGACTTCCGGACCGAAGGGTTCAACATCAAGACCCTGAAGCCTCGGGACGACACGGAGGAGCCCCTTCCTTATATCAAGGTGAAGGTCAACTTCGGAGGTCGTCCGCCCAAGATCGTCTCGATCATCGGACGTACTCGTACGCTCCTGAACGAGCAGACGGTTGGGGCCCTCGATTTCGCAGACCTAGAGCGGGCCGATATTGCCGTCCGTCCATACCACGGGCGCACTCAAGCCGGAGTGGAGTTCTGCTCGGCATATCTGGACAAGGGCTTCTTCACTATCGTGGAGGACGAGCTTGAGGCTATGTACGCCGAGGACGCCGACACCGAGGAGGTTCCGTTCTGATGCCGCTCGAAGTCAAGCTCTTCAACCCTCGCCGTAGCGTCTGCGAGGCGGTCAAGATCACGGATGATAATCTCCGTCTGGTCCGCAACTGGGCCGCCAGCGACGAGGAGATCAAGGCTCACCTTCACACAGGAGCCGTCGGCAAGTGGATCATCCGCCGTAGCGACAACAAGTTTGACCTCATGACTGAGGGACAACTCTGGGGTCTCTACGAGCCGATCCTGCACTGACATCCATATCCACGGGGGCCCTGGGGAGACCTGGGGCCCCCATACTCACTAGAAGGAACGAACGCATGCTCAAGAAGCTTTATTTCCACACCCATGAAGGCCGTAGCTACGACTTCGACATCGTCGCCACAGCCAAAGTCGACAAGCCCGGATTCACCGAGTGGATCGTGCAGGTCGATACCAATAACGAACTCGGCATCCATGAGGTCCAGGCCAGTACCGATGACTGCACATTCGACGTCGTCGGAGACGACTCTCTGATTATCTGGGAACTCCCTCCCGTTGAGGAGGCTAAAGATCCTGACCTCTGGACAGTCAATATCGAGACGATAGACTTCAAGTTCTATACTATCGAGGGCGAGATAAGATGGACGAAACACGGCGACCTCCAGGTGGAGACCGGAGACTGTCGCCTCAACTACCTATCGTCACGCCTCCGTGAGTTTGATGTCGACGACGTGTCTAAGACCATCACCGCTCGTTATAAGTAGTGATACTCGTTTTTTCTGTATTGTACTTGTGTAGGAGACGCAAATGAAACTGATTCTGAAGACTCTCGATGGTCAAGTGGCTCAGCGAAAGATCAAGGATTTATGTTGTGATGGAGACATTGGAGACGAGGATCCCCGGGCCGCCCTGGTCATCATCGAGACTGACGACACCGAGACATATCTCCCCATCGACCAATTTATCTGCGAGGAGTGGACTGAGGATACCGTAGTTGTCAAGGAGGACTGGGCATGAAAGCATATACTGTGGAACGGCACGGCGAACATTGGATCGCCTGGCACAAGGAGGGGCTACTCGGAGTAGCTGACGACATGATTTCTGCATACCGTCTCGTGGAGGAGGCTGCTAATGGCAACCGCTGACCCAATGCCCGACCCGAACATCTACGATATCCGAGAGGACGGAACTGTCTACGGGAAGCGCTCAGGCAAGCTTATACCTATCCGGACTTCCCGGTATGGTCTTCCGCAGATCCGTTTTTACAAAGGACATCGCTACCGGGTTCAGCTCCTCAGCAAGATCATCTGGACCCATTTCCACGGCGAGATCCCATTCATGCACGAGGTTCGGTATGTAGATGGCGACCCATGGAACTGCTCCTTGGAGAACCTATATCTGAAGGACTTGAACGAGGAGTTCACGCCTCTGGATCGCTGGCCGGGCTTCGCTATCAGCAAGGGCGGCGAATTGATCAACATGACTACCCTGCATCGGATCAAGCCCATGATGCCTCCGAGCAGGACCAACCTCATGTTCTCAGTCCGTGTCGACGGGGAGAGTCGAACCTTCCCGGTTGCTTTCACCGTTTGGGAGACGTTCATGGGAGAGAAGGTTAACTCGCATTATCTCTGCCACAAAGACGGCAACGTCTGGAACTGCGCCCTGGATAACCTGTATCTCAGTGACGAGTACCCTTACTTCCCGCCCAAGGGTGATAAGGAGGACGGGCCGAAGTACAAGCCCATCATCGAGGAGGACGGTAAGGAGTACATGCCAGTCGAGTACTATATCCACATGGTCGACGGAGTGAAAGGAGAGAGGGAGAGTGGAATCCCCCAGCACTGCCGACTTGGCTCCTACTGAGACATTCAAGGACAGCACCGTCGACGATATTGAGGTTAGTGATCTCGGTAGGATTCGTCGTATCTCGACTGGCCAGATCCTTACGACTTGTCTTAGGGCGAACGGGTATGTTCAGGTAACCCTGTGGGATCGTGGAATTAGACGGACGAAGTATGTCCAGAAGCTGGTCTGGGAGGCCTTCAACGGCCCTCTGGAGCCCTTGCAGCGGGTCGCCCATCTGAATGGTGACCTGACCGATAACAGGCTCTCAAATCTCTTCCTGGAGTCTCACAGCGACTCGATGAGGAGGGCGTGGGACGCCAAACGACGCAAGTGGGAATCTATCTATCAAGGAGTTCTGTGGTGAGTGAGTACAGGAGCCCGCACAACGACGGGCATGATCCGTATATCCTGATCTGGGAGTACGGGAATGACATTCGGAGGGCCGAGTTCAGTGAACGCTGGGCTGAGTACGACGAGACCGGTTGGACCATCTGGTATTTCCGGTTAGTTGACGGAGGGGTTATGACCTTCTCGGCTCGCGAGTGGGAGCAGAAGGACGACGTCAATCATCTAACAACCATTTGGATGAAGCCGTCGCTGTACGATATTGAGAGGAAGGAAAACTGACATGCCATCGATGGATTGTATTATTCTGATCATCCTCCAGGGAGACAAGGTCATCCATGAGGAGCCGGGCTTCTTTGATATCTGAGGACGAGTATTTCAAAATGTATCGACTCACTAGGAAGGCATCATGATTCCACCGGGTCACATCATTCTGGTCATCAGTCGAGGGGATAAGATCATCTACGAGAAGGAGGGTATCTTCAACATCTGGTCCTACGTGGCAGACGGCGGACTCATGGTAGCCGTTCGGGATGCTATCGAGGACGAGGTCATATTCGAAGACCTTCCATGTATCGCCGTGAGTGTGAACGATCCATACGTCCAGATACTCACCGAAGAGGACTGAGCCTTGGGACCGGTTGATCTGTGGCCCCATCAGGTCGAAGCGGTGAAGAACCTGAGGAATGGGTGCATATTGACCGGTAAGCCGGGCTCGGGGAAGTCGGTTGTCGCCCTCCAGTACTACGTTGAGCGAGTGCTGGGGGTGCGGCATCCGGCCGATCTTCCGAGGCGGCTTGCCGAAGGACCCAGGTTATATATAATCACCACTGCTCGCAAGAGGGATGATCTTGATTGGCAGGGCGATGTCTCGATGTATGGGCTGACGGACTACACGACGGTCGATTCGTGGAACAACATCAGTAACTACAGTGACATCCGCGACTCCTTCATCATATTCGATGAGCAGAGAGCCATCGGCAGCGGCAAATGGGCCAAGACATTTGTCAAGATGGCTCGTAGCAACGAGTGGATCATGCTGTCTGGCACGCCTGGGGACAACTGGATGGACTACTGTCCTGTATTTGTGGCCAATGGTTTCTTCAAGAACCGTACCCAGTTCGAGAGGGAACACTGCCAGTTCAACTACAGAGCGGGCTATCCTCGTCTTGAGAGATATCTTGGGCAAGGGAAGCTGTTGCGGCTTCGGAAGAAGGTCCTCGTGGACATGCCTTTCGTCAAGAAGACGACCAAGAAGCGGACGGACGTCCCGGTATCCTACGAGGAGAAGCCATATCGTACGATCCAGAAGTACCGCTTCGATCCGTACAAGGAAGAGCCCATCAAGAACGCAGGCGGCCTTTGTCATGTCTTGAGGAGAGTGACGAATGAGGATCCTGTGAGACTTGTGGCGGTGAGGGAGCTGTGTGAGCAGCATCCTAGAGTCATCGTCTTCTATAATTTCGACTATGAGCTCTTCATGCTGAGGTCGTTGGGGGATATTCTCGGAGTACCGATAGCCGAGTACAACGGACACAAGCACGAGGCCTTGCCGGAAGGTGAGCGATGGGTATACCTTGTACAATACACTGCCGGTGCAGAAGCCTGGAACTGTACCACTTGTGATACGATGATATTCTTCTCTCAGAACTACTCGTGGAAGGTCATGGAGCAGTGCGAGGGGCGAATCGACAGACTGAACACTCCTTATTCAGTCTTGAACTACTACTACCTGAAGAGCCAGTCACCCATCGATCAGGCCATTTCGAGGGCGATTCGGGTCAAGGAGATCTTCAATGAGAGGGGTTTTTACGAGTCTCTGAGGTGATTGTTGTACCACCCGTTGTACCGCTTGGTATGGCGGGTGGGCAACGCTTCTGGTGTTTGTGTGACTGGGGTGACGTGTGTGACTACCAGTTTTGGTTACCAGTTTTTGACCAGTTTTGACGAGAGGCGAAATCCGTAGTGTACTTGTGCCCAAAAGTTGACAGTTTTTGACCAGTCTGCCAGTTTTGAAACCAAAGTGGTCACGGATCTGGTCAGGACTTTTCGTTGCAATTGCAACGTTTCTCCTCTCTATGACCAGTTTACCAGTTTTAATTATAGTTAGTAGGAAGTAGGTAAATTTACTATATATATAAGGAGTATAGAGATTTTACTGGTTTTTGGACAGGGGGTTCTGTACATGCAGTCCCGATGCAAGTCTCAACGACATGTACAATAGACCGCGTCGCGAACATGTATCCTAATGAAGGAGATGGGCCTTCTATATTTTCGACCCCTCTCGCTTCGCCACAGCTCCCCACGGCTGGCTGAAACTACGCTACCTCAACACCGCATAGTAAACTCAAATAACTTACGAGTACCGACACATGCGGCGCCCCGGCCAGCCGTGGGTATAATTCTTGATTCGAGGATAGACCCCATGCTCGAACGCGACTACCAACGCGGACTCATATCCAGGATCGAGGAATGCCTGCCTGGCTGCCTCATCCTCAAGAACGATCCGAACCACAATCAGGGCATACCCGACCTGATCATCATATTCGGATCCAAGTGGGCCGCACTCGAGGTCAAGAGAAGCGCAGATGCTGCTCATCGACCGAACCAGGATCATTTCATCGACAAGCTCGGCGAATGGTCCTTCGCATCATTCATATACCCAGAGAACGAGAAAGGAACGCTCGATGAACTGGAACGTACACTCAAGGCTGGAGGGCCTGCACGCATTTCTGAGCGCCAGCAAGCACAGTTGGGTCAACTACGACGACGAGAAGCTGGCCGAGGCATTCAGGACAGCACAGGCGGCAGCGATGGGGACCAGGCTTCACGCCCTGGCCGCAGAGCATATTCGCCTAAAGATGCGGATGCCGAGGAACAAGGCTACCTTCAACGCCTACGTGAACGACGCCATTGGCTACGGTCTTGACCCCGAGGTCGTGCTATATCACAGCGAGAATGCATTCGGGACCGCCGACGCCATCGGCTTCGACGAGAAGAAGCATCTTCTCCGCATCCACGACCTTAAGACTGGCGTAACTCGTGTCAACATGGTCCAGCTTCATATCTATGCAGCACTGTTCTGCCTGGAGTACGAGAAGCTGCCTGGTGAGATCAACGTCGAGACTCGCATCTACCAGAACGACGATATTCTGGTCGACACTCCACAGCCAGACGACATCGCCCATATCATGGACAAGATCGTCTGGTTTGACAAGCTCATCGAGGAGATCAAGACCGAGGAGAACTGATGCCCTCCGATATCCTCAAACACTACGGGACCAAGCGCCACTCAGGTCGCTTCCCTTGGGGATCCGGTAAGGATCCATATCAGTCCGCCCAGGGCTTCCTCGCCGAGCGAGACAAGCTCAAGGCTCAGGGCATGTCCGAGGTCAATATTGCCAAGGCCTGGGGCATTAGTACCACCGAGTACCGTGCTCTGAACAGCATCGCTCGTGCCGAGAAGAAGGCTGGCGATATTTCTCGAGCATCTCGTCTCAAGGATGCCGGTCTGCCCAACACGGAGATCGGTCGACGTATGGGACTCAACGAGTCCTCGGTTCGTGAGCTTCTCAAGCCCAACGCGTCATATCGCAAGGACGAGATCACCCGGGTCAAGGATATTCTGGCCGACGAGGTGAAGCAGAAGAAGTTCATCGAGTACGGTCTTGGCGTCGAGCAGAACCTCCAGTGTTCGTCGACATCTTTGAAGACGGCCGTTGAGGCCCTGAAAGCTCAGGGATATACTACTCACGACGTCAAGGTTAAGCAGGCCAACAGCGATAACTACACCATTCTCAAGGTTCTCGCCCCTCCCGGCACTAAAGCTGCCGATATTCATGCACAGAGGGACAAGATTCGCACTCCTGGTGTTGTGATCGACGAGAAGGGGCTGCTGTCGACCGGACTTCGCACGCCTCGAGCCATATCTTCGAAGAAGGTCGCCATCAAGTACGCTGAAGACGGCGGTACTGACATGGACGGGGTTATTCTGCTCCGTCGTGGAGTCAAAGAGCTCAGCCTTGGTGGCTCCAACTACGCCCAGGTGCGTATTTCCGTGGATGGAACGCACTACCTCAAGGGTATGGCCATGTACTCGGATGATATTCCGAAGGGCAAGGACATAGTCTTCAACACCAACAAGAAGAAGGGGACACCCATGTTGGGCTCCAAGGACCACACGGTCCTCAAGCCCATGAAGGATGATCCCGAGAATCCATTTGGTGCGGTCGTTAAACAGAAGTTATTTAAGGACCCGAAGACTGGCAAGAAGGAACTGAGCGCACTCAATATTGTGAACGAGGAGGGCAAGTGGGACTCATGGTCCCAGTCCCTGGCCTCGCAGTTCTTATCCAAGCAGTCCCCCAAATTGGCCAAGCGCCAACTTCAGGCTGTCCGTGATGATAAGCGGAAGCAGCTCGATGAGATCATGGGTCTTACGAATCCCGTTATTCGTAAGCGGATGCTCATGTCCCTGGCTGATGACTGTGACTCGGCTTCGGTACATCTCAAGGCCAAGGCCCTCCCAGGTCAAGCGTCTCAGGTGTTATTGCCGATGCCCCATCTCAAGAAGGGTGAGGTATATGCTCCTAACTATCGGGACGGTGACGTTGTTAGTCTCGTGCGTTATCCTCATGGCGGGACTTTCGAGATTCCTACGCTCACTGTTAACAACCGAGGTAAGAAGTCTCGAAGTATTCTTGGCAATGCTAGGGATGCTATTGGGATCCATCCTTCTGTCGCTGAGCGTCTTAGCGGTGCTGATTTTGATGGCGACTCCGTCCTGGTAATCCCCAACAAGGGAAAGACCCGGATTCGTTCCACCGCCCCGCTCAAGGGATTGAAGGGATTCGACCCCAAGAGAACATATCCTGGCTACCCTGGAATGAAGAGGATGTCGGATACTCAGACCCAGATGGGTAAGGTATCCAATCTTATTACTGACATGACTCTCAAGGGTGCCAGTGCCGATGAATTGTCCCGGGCTGTTCGTCACTCCATGGTTGTTATTGATGCCGAGAAGCATAATCTCAACTACAAACAGTCCGAGGTAGACAACGGCATCGCCGCATTGAAGAGGAAGTACCAGGGCGGCGCCGATAAAGGTGCGGCCACTCTTATTTCCAGGTCCAAGGGTGTCAAGTATGTACCCCATCGCAAGCCACGCAGTGCAGCGAAGGGCGGTCCATATGATGCAGCCACCGGTCGCAGGGTCTACGAGGAGACTGGCGAGTCCTATATTAACAAGCAGGGCAAGCTAGTCAAGAAGCAGACCAAGACCACCAGGATGGCAGAGGCCACCGATGCTAGGAAGCTGTCCTCTGGTACACTGATGGAGGGTATTTACGCACAGCACGCCAACGAGTTGAAGGCTATGGCCAACGATATTAGGAAGCGTGCTATTTCAACCCCCGCCATCAAACGAGACCCCCGGGCTGCTAAGAGCTATGCCCCTGAAGTTGCCACCCTCCGCGCTAAATTAAACCGGGCCCTCAAGCAGAAGCCCCTAGAGCGGCAGGCACAGCTAGTGGCACAAGGTGTTGTGCAGAAGAAGCTTGAATCAAATCCAAATTTGACCAAGAAAGAACGGGCTAAGCTTGAGGCCATGGCCATCAAGACCGCCCGCCGCCGTCTTGGTTACGATAGAGAAGGCACAAGAGTGGTCCCCACCCCTCGTGAGTGGGAGGCCATCCAGAAGGGTGCTATATCTAACTCGATGATGGAGCATATTCTAGCCAACTCTGATCTTGACACCATCAAGTCACTGGCTTTGCCAAAGGAGAAGCTTCCTCTTGCCGGTGCTCAGAAGGATCGAATCAAGACTCTTCGATCTAACGGAGCCAACACAGCACAGATCGCTGAGGCATTGGGCATTTCTACAGCTAGAGTTAGGGAGTACCTGAATGGCTAGCCTTCTGTCCATTGTCAACTGTCCATTGTCCTTGAAACGGGGTGTATAGAGCCATGCTACGCCTAGCACTCACTACCGAGGACAATCCTTACGATCCTTTCGATGAGTTCGAAGAGTGGTTTAACTTTGATGTTACTCAAGGTTACCACACCTGTGCCTACCTAGCACGGGTCACTACCACTAGTACTGACCTCACCGAAGCCGATCAACTCGAAGCAACGAATGAAGCGATTGAAGAGATTCTCGAACTCAACTTGACTGGAAACTATCAAGTTGTTGAACGAGAATTCTGACGAGCTTTCGTCCATTTCGTCCATTTCGAACTTCGAAAGAGGGGGGACAGGGTCCGCAAAATGGCCCACCCCCCGTCATCGGCTTCTCGCTCACCGTTGCCCCCTACGCCTCCGAAACCGTGCGCGCCGCCATCCTCTCCGTGCCGCGCGGACTGATGGGCAGCTT